ACTCTGATGAGTTCCAAATGTCTTATTGCTGCAAATGGTTACTTGAAAGAGGTATGTTTGTTACTTCAGGAATTATGGACGAATTGGGAGACACTTCTCAAGAAATCGTTAAGGTATGGCATAAAACTCCAGTAGTCGTAGGTATTGACCCTGCACGTAAACTTGACTCGACTGTTGTAACTGTTGTGTGGGTTGATTGGGACAGACCAGACGAGTTTGGTTATTTCGAACATCGAATCTTAAATTGGCTTGAAATTCAAGGAGACGATTGGGAAGAACAGTATTTCCAAATAGTTAACTTTTTGTCTAACTACGACGTACTTGCAGTTGGTGTAGACGCTAACGGTGTTGGTGACGCTGTTGCTCAACGTTTAAAGATTCTTCTGCCAAGAGCAGAAGTAGCATCAATTACTTCTAGCCCAACAGAACAGTCCCAGCGTTGGAAACACTTACAGGCTCTAATTCAACGACGAATGATTGGATTCCCTGCCCACGCTAAGACAAGAAGACTCAGAACTTGGAAACGGTTTTACCAGCAGATGGTTGACGCTGAAGTTCAGTACAAGGGTCCAAACTTCCTAGTTTCGGCTCCAGACGAGTCTTATGCCCACGATGACTACGTAGACTCCTTGGCTATCGCCTGTTCTTTGACAAAAGATTTAGTTATGCCAGAGGTTGTGCTGTCAAGTAGCCCATTCTTCGGTAACAATTAGATATGAGTTAAACGGTACGAAATCTAAGATATCCGTCAAACTCATACCAGGAATAGGCCGTTCCCACTAAACAGTTTAGGAGTCATTAATGACACTAGGACCAAACCCTCAATTCCCTGAAAAGGGTGCTCATGTATATGAGATGAAACAAGCAGGTAACGCGACTCGTCGTGGACCACTTCGTTTCGAAGAAGGAATCGCTACTGACACAGATGTGCCAAACGATTTCCAAAAGGGCATTATGAATGGATACGCTGCTGCTGCAGGTCGTCCAAATCGCAATGCTCCAGTACACACAAAGACTGCTGCAGAGACAATGAGCGAACGTGCTCATGTTGGTTCTGCTGCTTGGACCGAGGCTCCAACCTTCTTGTCTGAGTTCTCTCACGGTTCATTCACCGATTACGCAGAACAAAAAGTTGAAGTCGTTGCTCGCTCTGGTGGACGCACACAACGTGTTGCTCCAACCGTAGTAAACGACTAATTACCTCGTAGAACTTTGACACCCCCAAGGTATATGCTTGGGGGGTTAAAGGTGTAAAGGATTAAAAGTGGCTGAAAAACCTGCTAACGAAAAACTTTGGGCAATGATTATTGCTCAAGCGAAAGCAAAGTTTTCAACGTACCCAAATCCTGCTGCTAGTCATTGGGTTCACACCAAATATGAGCAGTCAGGTGGTAAGTTCATAGACACGAGTAATCCTGTTTATCAAAAACAAGTGCTTCAAAAGAAGCAATTTGAAAAGCAACAAGAAGGCCGTTCCACAGTAAAGTTAGCCAAAAAGAAAAAGGGTGGCAGAAAACGTGATGAGAAGTAGAGGCTTTGAATGAGTTTTGTTGACTTCTCACCTCCGAGTTATAGAGCAGCGTCTTCTGATTTAACTATCTCCATTTCTCCGTTAGGTCTTGTAGAACTTGCGGATGAAGAATTTGAAGTACACGGTCCTCGCTTAAATCGTTATTCACTTAACTGGGCTATGTATCTTGGTCACCATTGGGGTTATCGTCGTGAACAAGGCGAAATGCAAATCTCTGTTAACTATTACAGAGCATTTAATGATTATTTAGCACGTTTTACTTTTGGTAAAGGAATTCACTTTAGAAGTCCAAAAGCAACAGAAGCAATCGTTCCAGACCGTTTACAAAGAGTTTGGGAAGTTGATAACGACAAGATGCGTGTGCTTCTTGAAATGGCACAACAAGGCGGTATTACAGGAGATTGCTTCGTAAAAGTTGCTTATGAAGAGCCTTGGACTGATGCTATTGGTCGTCTACACCCAGGCAAGGTACGCATCCTCCCACTTAACTCTTCATTTGCTTTCCCAGAGTTCCATCCACATGACAGAAACCGTTTGCTTCGTTTTAAGCAAAAATATCGTTTTTGGGGAACTTCTTTAGAAGGTACACGCCAAGTATTTACTTACACAGAAATACTTACCGATGACATCATCGAAGAATACATAAACGATGAACTAATTGATTCTCGTCCAAATCCTTTGGGAGTTATTCCAGTAGTTCATATTCCAAACATTCCAGTTGCAGGTTCTCCATGGGGATTATCTGACTGTCATGACATCATCACTATTAACCGCTCCTACAACGAAATCTCAACAGACGTTGCAGACATCATCAACTATCACGCTGCTCCTGTAACAGTTATCGTTGGAGCAAAGGCTTCTAACCTTGAAAAAGGACCTAAGAAAGTCTGGGGCGGTCTTCCAAAAGATTCTCAAGTATTTAACCTAGAAGGCGGAGCATCAGGCATTGATGGTGCATTGAAATACCTAGAACTTCTAAAGAGGTCTATGCACGAAATGATGAACATTCCAGAGTCTGCTCTTGGACAAGTTCAGCCTATTTCAAATACATCAGGTGTTGCTCTTTCTATCCAGTACCAGCCTCTCATGAACCGTTGGTCACAGAAAGTGGCTCAGTACGGTGCAGGTATTGAAAAAATTAATGAATTAGTAATGCTAAATCTTGCTATTAAAGAACCACAAACACTTATTTACAACCCTGAAGAAGACGGGCCAATTAAAGACGGTCAATACAATCGTTTAGACCCAAATGACCCTCTTACTTACCAAAACTATGTTCAATTCCCACCACCACTTCCATTAGACAAACTTATTGTTCTTAATGAAATCCAAACTAAACTTGGCATGGGTCTTGAGTCTAAAGAAGGTGCACTACGTACTTTGGGCGAGGAGTTCCCAGAAGAGAAACTACAAGAGATTCGCTCAGAACTTATGGAAGAAGCCAAGTCTGACGGAGCCCTACAACTCTTGAAGATTCAAATCCAAAAGGAGATTCAAGACATGACTGGCATGATGCCAGGTCCTGACGGAAACTCCGCTATTCCTTTACAACCTACTCAACTAGCCGATGGCGACATTATGGGTGATGGAATCGGAGGACAGCCAACGCCAGAAAACGTGGCTGACCCAATGATTCAAGAAGGAATGATGGCTGAAGCACAGGCTGAGGCTGAAATAAGAAACCGTCTAGTAACTGAAGCCTATGGAACCAAGATTCCGCAGAGAAGAGCAGTTGATAGAGACAACTAAGAATTCAGATGACATCATCTGACTATAGCCTGACAAAAGTGTATTTATAGTATGCAATTATCAGGTAAGACGTGTGGCAAGCGGGTAAAACCGCAATTCGGACAACGATAAAGAAATGAGTATGTGAACCCTAATGGAAAACAACGAAACAGTTACTGAAACAGTAGCAACCGAGGCTGCAATTCCCCTCATGGAAAGCACTTCGTCGGAGGTAGAAACAGTGGATAACACTTTTGCATTTTCGCAGGACGACATTGTTCGTGCTCGTGAGCAAGAGAAAGCCAAACTCTACCCACAACTTGAAAAGTTGAAAGATGAACTTGCAACCCTGAAGAAGGAGCGTGATGAGCGTGTGGCTGAAGAAGAGCGTATGCGTCAGGCTGCTGAAGCAGAACAACAAAAGAAGTTAGAAGAAGAGATGGATGTTCGTGAACTTCTTACAAAGAAGGAACAAGAATTCCAGGCTCAACTAGAAGCAGAACGTCTCGAACGAGAAAGAGCGTTTGCACTTCTAGAGCAAGAACGTCAATTCCAAGAATTGATGCAATACCGTCAACAAAGGCTAGAAGCAGAGCGTGAGAACATCATTCCTGAACTTGTAGATTTGATTGAAGGAAACAACCGCGATGAAATCGAGCAGAGCATCGCAAGTTTGAAAGAAAAATCTGCTCGGATTCTCGACTCAGCAGCACAAGCAATGTCTAGTGCTCGCAGAGAAATGGCTGGGGCAAGAGTTACTGCACCAGCATCAGGACCTCTCGATAACGATACGGAACAACGTTCGTACTCTCCCGATTCAATTCGGGAAATGTCACTGGCAGACTATGCGAAGAACAGAGCCAAGTTACTTGGCGACGCAACAAACAATCGCGGTCGGGGACTGTTCGGGTAAGCCCAAACAATTAACCATCTAACAGGAAAGGACTGATTCCAAAATGGCATCAGCAATTACTGGCACAAGTGAATTGGCAGGAGCACCTACCGCTTATTCAGGTAGCAACTCATCCCTTTCACAAGCCATCCAGACCATCTGGTCAAAGGAAATCCTGTTCCAAGCGATGCCAATTCTTCGCTTTGAACAATTCGCAGTAAAGAAGACCGAACTTGGTGTTGCACCAGGACTTCGTGTCAACTTCCTCCGCTACAAGAACTTTGCGGTAGACCCAACACCTCTAACTGAAGGTGTACGTCTAACCACAAACGCTCTTACAGCAGAACAAATTGCAATTACCGTTGCTGAACACGGCTACGCAGTTGCAGTTTCTGAATTGCTATTGAACGCATCATTCGACGATGTAATGGCATCTGCCTCACGTCTTCTTGGTCGTCAAATGGCTCAATACCTTGATGTACAAGCACGTAACACACTAGGTGCTGCAACTTCTGCAGTATTCGGTTACGACCGCTCAGGCATCACAGGCGGAGCATTTACCAACTACGACGAAGGTACACCTGCAACAGGTCTTGCCGACATCACAGTAAATGACAAGTTGACAACTGCAGCCGTTAAGGACGCAGCATTGACACTTGCATCAAAGAACATCCCTCGCCTTGGTGAGACCTATGTTCAGTTCATTCACCCAAAGCAGTCACGTGACATTCGTTCGAACCCAGAGTTCATCGAAGTTACAAAGTACGCTGCTCCAGGTAACTTCATGCTTGGTGAAATCGGTCGTCTATACGACGTTGTTTTCATTGAGACAACCCAAGTTAAGAAGATTGCATCAGGAACTGCTGTTAACTACAGCAGCATTGTTGGTGCACCTGCAGACCAAACAGAAGTTCCAGTAAAGGCAAACACTGCTCCTGGTTCTGGTGGAAACCCAGAAGCACCAGGTGCAACTGCTCCTTCAGGAACAACTGCAGTTGATGTCTACGAATCAATCATGATTGGTGACAACGCATTTGGTCACGCTATCTCTCTTCCAGTTGAACTACGCGATGGTGGCGTTCTTGACTTCGGTCGTGAACACGCTCTTGCTTGGTACGCAATCTGGGGTCTTGGCGTAATCACTGACCAAGCAATCTGCAAGGTCTACACCGCTTAATTTAAGCACTGTTGACGGAGAGGCTCATACTCCTTCTTTGAGCCTCTCCGCCACAAAAACTAAAAGAAACCAGGAGAACAAACATCGTGGCAAACACACCAATCACTCCGCTTGATGCAACAGGCAAAGCAGCGGAAAAAGCACAAAAGGCAAATGCGGAAGCACTACGTAAGCGTCAGGATGAAATTTCAGTCGCTGCACGTATTGAGGCTGAGAGTCTGGAAAAAGATGTCTTTGACCCAAAGAACCCAGACAAACCGATTGTTCTAGACGAAATTCAAGAAGTAGGCGTATCACTAGCAAACGATAAGGTCATCATCAGAACTATCACTGATATTGAAGATATGACTTACGGTGTAGGTAACACTTACACATTCAAGGCAGGAGTTAAATACTCAGTGCCTCGTGAACTTGCTGACTATCTTGAAGGTCTAGGTTACATTTGGCGACCAAACTAAATCGTTAGTTTGTCGTCAATAAATCGTACGCCTCACTGGTTTCCGCCCTCCTCCCAGTGAGGCGTACCTTTTTGTACTGAAGAAACCGCATTAATTAGAGAACATTAGTTCCGAGGAAAGAACAGCATGGAGGATAGATGACGACCGTATCTAGTCTTATAGACCTAGTTCGGTCAGAGTTGGGTGACACACCCAAATCGTTTGTTATGCAATTCATGGCAGACGGTACAACTAACCGTTTTACGCTCCATTACTCCCCTGTAGATGCTGATGATTTATTTGTAAGTTTTGACGGAGTAGATGTTTCTGACAACTGTTCCGTAGAAGAAGCAACAGGCGTTTTAGTAACTGATAACGTTCCAGTTGAAGGAACAGAGATTACAGTTGCTGGAAATTATTTTAGATACTTTACCACTGCTGAATTACAGCGATTTGTAGAAAACGCATTACTTCAACACTCAAACAATAGAGTTGATTCTTTAGGCCGTGTTCAAACGGTAACAAACCTTCCTGCAGTTGAGGTTTATCCAGTAGCCCTTCTTGCCACTACTTTGGCTTTATACACTCTTGCTACTGACTCTGCTTTTGACATTAACGTTTTTGCTCCAGACGGAGTAACTATCCCACGTTCTGAACGCTACCGTCAGTTGATGGACATGATTCAGGCACGTAAAGACCAATACCGTGAACTATGTGTTCTATTGGGTATTGGCATGTACCGCATTGAGGTATTTAGTTTCCGCAGAATTTCTAAGACAACCAACCATTACGTGCCTCTTTATAGGCCACAGGAGGTGGATGATTACTCCTATCCAGAACGAATCGAACTTCCAAGACCAGACTACGGAGACAAGCCCTCAGAACACCCTTATGACTCTGTGGAACTTACCGCTTATCAAGACGTGGCGTTCTCCTATGCCATTCCGTATACGGGTGACCTCACAACTAAGGGAGTTGTTGCGAACATTAGATGGAAGGCTGGGGTAGACCAATCCCACATGCCGTTTACAGTTTCGGTCACATCTGCGTCTTCAACCAGTCATACTATTACTTTAAGTTTGACGCAGGAACAAACGAAAAGACTTGCACAAAGAATGTATTGGGATGTCCAGTTTGTATATGACTCAGATGGTCATAAAGAAACCTACAAGGCTGGCAAATTATTTACTGTTCGTGAGGTGACTACATAATGCCAATTAATCCGAACAGCCCTAAATATCCAGAGATTGACCCATCACTACTTCCTGCCGTTCCAGGACAACGTGGTGCAACAGGCCCTCGTGGTGCTACAGGTCCTACTGGACCAACAGGTGCTGCTGGCTCTGCTTCTGCTACTGGTGCAACAGGTCCGCAAGGTGCAACAGGTCCAACAGGTCCTGCATCTAACATAACTGGACCAACAGGTCCTCGTGGTTTTTCAGGTCCAACAGGTGAACAAGGTCCTACAGGTCCTCGTGGTCCTGTTGGTGAAACTGGTGCAGTTGGTCCTACAGGTGCACAAGGCGGTATTGGTCCAACAGGTTATACAGGTCCAACAGGTCCTCAAGGTCCACAAGGTACTGCAGGTTTTGTTGGTTCTGATGGTGCTACAGGACCTACTGGTCCTACTGGTTACACAGGTCCAACAGGTCCTGCATCAAACGTAACTGGTCCAACTGGTTATACAGGTCCACAAGGAGACATTGGTCCTACAGGTCCAACAGGTTATACAGGTCCAACAGGTCCAACTGGTTACACAGGACCTCAAGGTACTCAAGGCGTTCAAGGTGAAGTTGGCCCAACAGGTTATACAGGTCCAACAGGTCCTCAAGGTGCAGACTCTACAGTTCAAGGTCCAACAGGCCCTACTGGTGCTACTGGTCCTACTGGTGCTGCTGGTGCTGCCACAGTAATTAAGGGCGAGTATTTAGATTTTGCAACACTTGTTGCAGCACGTCCAACAGGACAAATAGGAGATTCTTATCTTCTTGCTAATGGTGACCTTTGCGTTTGGAACCCATCGTTAAATGGCGGTGCAGGTGGTTGGCAAAACGTCGGTAACATTCAAGGCCCAACAGGACCCCAAGGTATTCAAGGTGCAACAGGACCTACTGGTGCAGACTCAAACGTTACAGGTCCTACTGGTGCAGTTGGTCCAACAGGCCCTACTGGTGCTACTGGTCCTGCATCTGATGTAACGGGTCCTACAGGTCCTATCGGACCTACAGGTCCAACAGGTGCAACAGGTGCAGATTCAACAGTAACTGGTCCTACAGGCTATACAGGACCTACGGGCCCTACTGGTGCTGCTGGTACATCTATCAACGTTAAAGGCGTTGTAGCAACCACAGGAAATCTTCCACCTTCAGGAAACGTTGCTGGTGACGCATACATTGTTACTGCAGACAACCACATTTATATTTGGTCAGGCTCTGCTTGGGTTGATGCTGGACAGTTCGTAGGCCCAACTGGTGCTACAGGTGCAACTGGTCCTGAAGTTACAGGCCCTACTGGTCCTATGGGTCCACGTAATGGAACTACATTTGTTGTTACAAACAACCCAGGAAACACAGGGTATTTAGTTCAAGACATTTCTGGTACAAACCCAACACTTACTCTTGTACGTGGCGAAACATATTACTTTGATGTAAGTGGTCTAAACATTCTTGACCCTCTTGCATTACGTCTTGATACAAACAACACTTCTGCAGTTCCAGGAACAACGAATAATGACCCAGTAAACGGTAAATATTCTGCATCAGTTCCAAACGTTATTACGTATGTTGTTCCTCTTAACGCTCCTTCTAACATTGTTTATCAGAGTTCAAATGATGCACAACAAATTGGTCTTCTTAACATCTACGACAAGCGTGGTGACCAAGGTCCTACTGGTCCAACAGGAGCCACAGGTCCTACTGGTCCACAATCTCAGGTAACTGGTCCAACTGGTCCTACGGGTCCAACTGGATACACAGGTCCTGTTGGTAGATTTACCGCTAGTGCTACTGCACCTGATGTGTCTACATCAAATGCAGGAGACGGTTGGTTTAACACTCAAAATGCAAAAACTTATGTATTCTTTCAAGGTGCTTGGGTAGAAGTTGCTTCAGGTAACGTCGGACCTACTGGTCCACAAGGAACTGTTGGAACGTTAGCAATATCTACTTCATGGTGGCTAGGGGCGTAATTATGAAAACTTATAGCCTTTATATGACGAAGAATTCAAGTATCTTGTCTATTGTGCGGGAAATGAAAGGTAAAAACTGATGCCAGGTTTTCTAGGCGGCTCTTCTGGTAGCAGCGGAGTAAGTGGAGAAATCCGTTTCCCTGCTGAGTTAATTGACCCAGTAACTAAAATCCGTGTCAGTGAACCTCAAAACCTCATTGATACAGACTTTGAATATGGTCTTCAGCCTACTAAGTGGGAAACTGTTGAATTAATTAACAACACCCCATCATTCTTTTCTGCATCAGGCGATACCACAATCCCTAACCTTGTTGACGTAATTACAACAGCAGGTTCTCGTGAAGTTAAGGTAACAACTGCTCTTGCTCATGGTTTGGCTGTCGGTATTCCAATCAACGTTTCTGGTACAAAATCAATCACTGCCGATGGTTCTTACATCATTAACTCAGTTCCAGATACCACAACTTTCACTTATCTTTGCAAGCAAAATCAGTTAACTACTGCTTCTATTGTTGACCTTTACACATCCATTATTACTGGACAGTTCTTTCAAGGTTCACAAATTAAAATTTCTGACTCTGAAGGTATTATCACAGATGCTCAGGGTCAATCTACTCTTACAATCAAAACTGACTCACCTCACGGTTTTGGTGTTCAAACCCCGTTTTACTTCCTTAACTTAAACTCAACTATCTCACAAGAGTTTGACTCTTCAAATACAGGTTCTAAAACGTTCGACTCTTCGAACACTGCTACTGCTCAGTCATTTGATGGTTCTAACACACTTACTTCATACCCAGTAGACGTTACTAACAATGCAAATACCAACGGTCCGACTTATGCAAGCACCGTTGCTGCTGTTAACACTACTGACGACACAATCACTGTAACCCACACTGCAAACGAAAACTTTATCGGAAAACAAATCGGTACTCCTTTGTACTATGCGGTAACTGCAAGTTCTGGATACTTTGCAACAAATCCTCGTGGAGTCGTTTATATTGCTACTCCTTCTGGCGGTGTTACCAATACATTTGGTCAAACAAACTCAACTTTTGCTGTTAGTGCAACTCCTGGTGGGACTAAAATAGATTTAACAGTTGCTCTTACAGGGACTTTCCAATTAGCAACCTCTGCTCGTTTGTTTGCTGGAAACAACGAAGATAGCACTAACCAAACTTCTGTAGACGTTATTGCTCAAACTGCCGTTCAATTTGATGGTGCAAATTCTTTAGGCTCTACTTCAAATGTTAACTCTTACAGTGGTACAAGCATTTTGATGACAAATGCGGCTGGTTCTGCAACCGACACAGGCCTGTATGTAAATGCTATGGTTCAGTACACTACGACAGGCTCTGCTGCATCTGGTTTAACCAATAACGAAACTTACTTTATTACCAGTTTTATTGTTCTTGCTCCTTCTGCTCCTGGACTTGTACAGGTACAAGTGTCTGCAACACCAGGAGGTTCGGCTATTTCTATAAGCGGTGGTAGCGGAACTCAAAGTTTTAAAAAGATTGGCATTTCTACAACCAGAGACATGTGGCATGTTCCTGGACATGATTTCTTACTTGGAGATATGGTTCTTTATCAGTATCCAAGCGGTGGTGCAATTGGTCGTTCTAACACTGTTAGCGATTATATGTATGTTTCTAAAGTTTACGATTCCTACAATGTTCAATTAAAGAACGATAAAGGTACAACACCTGACGGTCTAACAGCAGCAACTGCTGGCGTATCAGCAGCACAACTAAAGGCTGATAACGGATATAACACAGACGGTGTTTACTGGATTACCATCAACAATACTCCTCAACAGGTGTATTGCATTATGGACAGCCGTATTGATGGTGGCGGTTGGATGATGATGATGAAGGCTACTCAAGGAACGACTTTCTCTTATTCGTCTTCTTACTGGACATCAAACAACACACTCAATACTGGAGATGTAAATCGAAATAACGGTGATGCAAAGTTTGACGTATTTAACTACTTCCAAGGTAAAGACATGCTTGCCTTGTGGCCTGATATTGGTCAAGGCGGTTCTATAAGTGCGTCGGGGTATCCATGGATTTGGTTACAAAACAACTACTATGACGGTACTCGTATTACTCCACTATCTTTCTTCCAAATTGACAATTACCCTGTAGGTTTGGGTGGTTCTGGTAAATTTATTCGTGATGCCAAAACCTTTAGTGGTTGGGCTCCTGGTGTTTTTTCTAGCCAGGCAGACATTCGTTTCTACGGATTTAACTACAAGGGTTACTCTAATAACACTGGTAACGGCGTTCGTTGGGGATTTGGTTGGAACGAAAACAGCGAAGGATTGTTCCCATCAAGCGGTGGTTGCTGCCATGGCTCTAACGACGTATCTGGTGGTATTGGTATGGCTTATGGCGTTAACTGGTCTGCTGGTGACAGAATCTCTTGCTGTCAAGATTCAACAGGTATCAACCGTGCTGCTCGTGTCGAATTGTATGTGAGGTAATAATGGCTCTTATTGACGTAACCACTGTTGGTACTGCTGGTCAGCATACCCTTCAACGTACAAACGTAAACTTAGCAGACAACTTCTTTTACTATTCAGGACTTGCTAACACTCCCTCTCGTGCTTTTCCTGCATGGGCTGCTGATGGAAACCCTTGGATTTATCGTACTGCTGTAGGTTCTGTTGGCGGTTTAGTTTCAGGAAACCTTTACTACACCAAAAAACTTGACGCTAATTCCGTGTCTTTTTCTACTTCAGCAGGTGGAGCAAACGTTGATTTAACGACTGCAAACCCAGGGTCTGTAACTTTAAACTTCCCATTTGTTTACAACAACCAATTAAATATCAGTGCTTTATACACCAACCAACAAGCCGTTAAGTATTTTACTAACTCAACTCCTATTGGTTCTTTAGTTTCAGGAAACACCTACTTTGTTAGAAATAACAATTCAGGTGTTGGAACTGGCCCTCTCTATTCATTCACTTCTCACACATTTACTACGGCTGGAAACACAGGACCTAGTGGCCCAACTCTTTCTGCATTAAGTGCTGCTTACAACACAGCGGGTGCAACATGGGCAACAAACACTGCTTACTTAAAACAAGGCTCATATCAAGGATACCAAGATTGGACTGTTCCAATTACTGGTGTTTATGAGTTTACAGTTGCTGGTGCTCCAGGTCGTCAAGGTAACGCTGCTGGTGGTGGCGGTGCAATTGTTAAAGGCCGTGTAACTTTAAATAAAGGCGAAATTGTAACTATCGCTGTAGGTCAACGAGGCAACAATCCAGGAAACAACACAGCATGGCCCGCTTCTTCTGGCGGTACATTCGTTGTTCGTAAGAACGGAAATGTTGCTTTATTCGTAGCAGGTGCTGGTTCTTCCTCTTCTAACACCACTCCTGGTCGTAACGCTGTTTTAACAACCTCTGGTGATAACGCAAATGGTACTGCTGGTACAGGCGGTAACGGTGCTCCAGGAAACGTTGTTGGTGGTGCTGGTGGTGGTTTCTTATCCGCTGGTGGCAATTCTTCACGTGGTGGCGGTGGTGGAGGTTTTAATAACGGTCTTGCTGGTGGTGGCGGTGCTGGAGGTTCTTCAGCAAGCGGTGGTTTTGGCGGTGGCGGTGGTTCCGACGGTGAACAATACGGCGGTCCTGGTGGTGCTGGTGGTTATTCTGGTGGTGCTGCTGGACCTGCTCAAGGAACTGCACCTGGTGGTGGTGGCGGTTCATACATCATTCCTACAGCAACCAACGTTGCTACTTCAACTGGACAATACAACGGCTCTTCAACTTTTGGTGGTAAACCAATCACAAACCTTTCGCTGTATAACACAGGCAACTCAGAAGGTTCTGTTGGTGTAACTCTAGTTTCTGGTGCAAACTCAGGAACAACTCTTCACCCAACAGCAGCGGATGCTCAAGCAAACACAAACGCTATTTCTTTAACTCCTGCTGGTAGTGAATACCATGCTCTTGTACCCATCAATCTAGATTTGGGTGCAAACACCTTTAACTTCCCAGATGCTCATGGGTTAAACAGCGGAGATTCTTTAACCTACTCATTTACAGGAACAGGTGTCGGCGGTTTAGCAGCAAACTCTGTTTACTATGTAAACAAGGTTGATAACTATACTTACAAACTAAGTTCTACACCTTCTCCTACATTTACAGATGTAGACATTACTACTCCTGCAACAACTCTTGATTCCGCATTTAACAAGGTTGTTGTAAACGTTGCAACTAACGTTATCAACATTAATAGCCATGGTTTCTTAGCAAATCAGCCTGTTAAGTACAGCACTGGTGGTGGAACTGCTATTGCTCCACTTCAAAACAACGCTACATATTATGTAAGAAACGTTGTGGATAATAACAACATCCAACTCAGTGGACAGTTAAATGGACCAGTTATTGATATTACTTCTGCTGGAACAGGAACTAACCACTCATTCATTTATGTTGTTGTAAACATTGATGAAGACAGCCTCTACATTCCAGGTCACGACCTTGTAACTGGTTCTAGGGTTGTGTACTCTGCAGGTGCAGGTACTCCTATCGGAGGCTTAACTTCTGGTGCAACATACTTCATCTACAAAGTAGATGCAAACATCGTGAAGTTGGCAACCAACAAAGAAGGCACAAATATCATCAACCTGACTTCTTTGGGTACAGGAAACCACACATTAACTACAAACTCTGTAGATTTTGTTGCGGACCAAATTTCTATTCCTTCTCACGGATTTAGCCAAGGAGAACTCGTACAGTACGACTCTGTTGGTCAAACAGCAATTGGTGGATTAACTTCTGGTAACCCTTACTACATTATTTTGGTAGATGGTGACAACATTAAGTTAGCCAATACTTTGTCTGAGGCTAATGCTGGAACTGCTGTAAATATCACAACAGCAGGTGTTGGTCGTCACCGTATTTTGTCTCTATCTAAGTCTCCTGATGGTACTTACACAATTGACTCAGTACCTACTGACTACACATTTACAGTTCCTGCAAATGGTTTCGTACCATTTATTGTAAAGACTTTTACCCCACGTTCTGTTGTAGATATTCAGCAAAATAACATCAAGATTTTGTCTCACGGTTTTATTACTGGAACTAAGGTTAATTACGACGCAGAAGGTGGAACTGCAATTGGTGGTCTTACTGATGACCAAGATTACTACGTAATTAACGTTAGCAAGGACTACATACAGTTAGCATCAACTGCTGAAAATGCTGCTTCTGGTGTTCCAATTGCATTAACATCCTTTGGTGGTGGAACTGACCATACCCTTACATCTGCTCAAATCAATGGTTACGTAACTGGTTCAGGAACAGTGTCTACTCAAGTAGGCTCAACTCTTGTATCAGGTGTAAACACTGCTTTTGCTAAGATTCTTAAAGTTGGTGATAGATTTAGACTATTCCCACCTAATACAACAACTACTTCAACGTTTTCTAGTGCAAACGTAACAGTAAATCCAACAAACACCATTACTTTAACAGGCCACTCTTTCTCCACAGGAGATTCAGTTGTATACACAGCAGGTTCTGGCTCTGTTGCCCCTACTGGTTTAACTTCTACTTACTACTACTTCATTCGCAGAATTGACGCAAATACTGTCAAACTATTTAACACTTCTGCAGATGCAGTATCTAACGTAAACCCTGTAGTCATTACGACTCAAGGTTCTGGAACTACTCACACATTTGTTAAAACAATTCCAGCATCTCCAATTATTCGTAAGATTACTGCTATTGGTTCTGATACTCAGGTAACCGTAGACCGTCCTTATGCAACTGCATACAGCGGTGTTTCTTACTCATATCAAACCTTCGTTTATGTACGTCCTCAAGGGTATTCATTACACCGTCCATTTGATGGTGGTGTAGAAATGTCTACAGGTGTCGGTACTTCATGGGCTTCTATTATTCGTCAAACCCGTAAATACTTCCGCTACCAGTCAGGTAAAGGTCTACAAACCTCTTTTGGTATTAACTTCAAACCAACCATTGACCTTGAAAAAGTATTTAAGGTATCTAATACAACCTTCCAATGCACAACTCGTCGTCCTCATGGTTTGATTAACGGTCTCTACATTAAAATTTCTGAGGCTCGAACAAACACAGGTGCATTAAGTACCGTTTATAACGGAATATTCCAAGTAACTGTACTTGACAGCCTTAACTTCACATGTATTGCTGCCTCTACAGTTCCTAACTCACCAAATAACGTCGCCTATGGATTCCCTCAATTTAACGTAAATGCGTGGGAAAACGGAGCACTACGTGCAGGTATGTTTGACTTCCAGAACGGTATGTTCTTTGAATTTGACGGTCAAAAGATTTACGCTGTTCGTCGTTCCTCTACTCAACAGATTGGCGGAACTGCAGCAGCCCTACAAGGTTCAGAGTTTGTGTTTGGAACAGGAACTTCATTTACAACACAACTTGCTGTAAATGATTACATCGTTATGCGTGGTCAGTCTTACAAAGTTTCAAGCATCCTTAGTGATACTCGTATAACAATTAAACCTGAATATAAAGGCTCTTCAGGTGTTGAAAAAGAATTCAACCCAGGAGACGGAACTACAGGCGTGGTCAGAGTTACAGATGACCAGTTTGTAATTCAAAATCATGGATTTACAAACAACCTACCCATTGTGTACGACTCAATTGATGGAACTCCTATTGGGGGTCTTATCAACGGACGTACGTACTACGTAGACCTAATTGATAACAACAACTTTAAGTTGAAAGCAACCCCAGACGCTTTAACTGATGTATCTATTTCTTCAGCAGGTACAGGAACACCTCATTCCTTTACTCCTGCTAAATCAGGCATCATCATTACAAAGACAGTGGATACTCGTACTCCACAAGAAGAATGGTCAATTGACCCTTGCGATGGAACAGGTCCTACAGGTTACAACCTAAATCTTGGAACCATTCAGATGGCTTACATTGACTACTCTTGGTACGGTGCTGGAAAGATTCGTTATGGATTTAAGACAACAGACGGTGAAGTCCGTTATGTACATGAATATATCCACAACAACTTCCAACTAGAGTCATACTTCCGTTCAGGTAACTTGCCTGGTCGTTACGAAGTAACTACTTATGCTAATCCAACCTACATTCCGTTTTTATTCCACTGGGGTACTTCGGTAATGATGGATGGTAAGTTTGATGATGACAAGGCTTACTTGTTCTCTCAATCTGGTCAAACTCTAACTATTGCAGGTACTACAGCAAAAACTTTTGGTTCAAGAGCAATTACTATTGCAAACAACCAAATTAACATCCCAACTCACGGCTTCTCTTCTGGAGACTCTGTACAGTTTGTTGGTTTAACTGCTCAAGGTTTAACTGGTAATAACAACCAAAACCCAGCAACTGCAAACGTACCTACTCACCCATTTGCTAACTTGCAAAATAGTCGTGTGTACTACATTCGTGCAGTAGATGCTAACAACGTTACTTTGCATCCAACTCAAGCAGATGCAACAGCAACAGGTGGAACAAACGTAATTGATATTACATCTCAAGGTAACACTCAATACACGTTCTTCTTCTACCCACTTGGCTCATTAAACAACACCTCTGGTGCTAACTATCAGCCATTACTATCGCTACGCCTATCACCATCAGTATCTAGCGGTTTGACTGGTAAGTTGGGTGACCGTGACGTTCTAAACCGTATGCAGTTGCGTATTAAAGAACTTTCAGTTCAAACAACTCAATTGGTTGACGTTAAGGTTCTTATTAATCCACGTTTGAACAACTTGAACTTCACATCAGTTCCAAGCCCAGCGTTGAGTCAGATTATTCAACACACAGGTAATGACACGGTTTCTGGTGGTATTCAGGTTTACAATTTCCGTGCTGCTGGTCAGAATGGTACAGAACAATCTACAACAGTAGATATTTCAGACCTGTTTGAGTTGTCTAACTCAATTCTTGGTGGAGACTCAGTATTCCCTGACGGTCCAGACATCCTGACGGTTGCTGTGGCTCGTTTGACTGGTAATACTACGCTTACCTCAGCAAAGTTAACGTGGACTGAAGCACAGGCATAGGAGGAAAAACCCATGGCGATTATTCGACTTGGAGTTGCTACTCCTGCTGCCAACACTCCAGTACAACTTGCTGCTGTTCTTAATTCTCATTTAGCCTCAGTAGTTATTGCTAATAAGTCCAGCCAAGCAAGCCCTGTCTGTAAGGTAGATGTATACGTCGTACCTAGTGGAGCCTCTCAAGAATCTGACTACGCTTATATTGCTGCAAACTTAAGCGTTCCTGTTGGTTCTTCTTTTGAGACTTTTAGGTTTGCTTTGAATCCAAGCGATGCTATTTATGTTAAATCCAGCATTGCAGGTACGTCATTTTCTGCATATGGTTTGTTACAATCTGAAGATGTTGGTCCTGGAGATTTGCCCGTAGTGTTTAGAAATAAAACAATTAATGGCATTAACAACAACATATTGTTGGAAAAAGGAACTACTGCTCAACGCCCTGTAAATGCTGAGGTTGGGTATGTTAGATTCAATACTGATTTTGATGCTTTAGAAGTAAAGACTTCCACAACGTGGAAAACAATTACGGCGGTGGGATAGTATGCCAGTAACACGACTTGGGGTGTCCAATCCTCCTGCTAATGAAATAACCACTCTTGTTTCTGTAAATAAAGGGTATGTTGCTTCTGTAATTATTGCTAACAAAGGCACTAATACTGCAACAACTTCTGTTTATGTAGTTCCAACTGGTGGAACATACACAGACCCTACAACCATCACTATTGTTAAAGACCTTGCTGTACAAACAGGACAGTCTTTTGAAACTTTTCGTTTTGCTTTAAATACTGGTGATTCAATCCAAGTAATTGGAAGTACCGCAAACTTTTCATATTCAGTAAATGCTGCATACGAGGTAGACGGTCGTCAGTACGTTACATACTCTGGAACTGCTCCATCTTTACCTCAAATTGGCGACCTGTGGATTAAGACTGATAACTCTGTTTGGTTTTGGAATGGCTCAATTTGGGTTGATTCCATTTCCGTCGGACCAACAGGGCCAACAGGACCTGCTGGTGCTCCATCAACAGTTACTGGTCCCACAGGGCCACAAGGTGCTGCAGGAACTCCAGGCGGACCTACTGGACCAACTGGTGCACAAGGACCTACTGGACCAACTGGTGCAACTGGACCATCAGTAACAGGACCTACTGGACCACAAGGACCAACTGGTCCGTCAGGAGGACCAACAGGACCTGCTGGTGATGCAGGACCTACAGGACCTACTGGCCCGACTGGTCCAATTGCTCTTGCACAACAAACCAGTGCTCCTACAAATACAGACGTTTTGTGGATTGATACAGATGAAACTGCTTATAACTCAACGGTTCAACCTTGGTTAAGAGCATCATTACACAATTCTGCGACCACACTTGATGTAGTCCCTAGAGATTTAATTAATAACGCTATTAGCATTACTACAAATATTGCATACTTTTCGTTCTTTACTCCAACAGAAGACTTAACTGTTTCAAACATATCTTTTGCTTCAGGCTCAACAGTTGCTTCTGGTGTTACTTTGGTTAGATTTGGACTTTATACTTTTGATGGCACAACAGCAACGTTAGTTGCTAGAACAAATAACGATGCTTCAAGATTCACTGTTGCAAATACTATTTACACAGGAGCATTAGATTCGACTGGTGGTTACCCAACTTCTTACACTCTAACTGCTGGAACTAGATACGCCGTTGGTGTTGTTGTGGTAGCAACTAGTACGCCTACTCTTGCTGCTGTAGGTCATGGAAATGCTTCAACCGCAATTCTTGCAGCATCTCCACGTATGGCTGGTTATGCTGGTTCTCAATCAGATTTGCCAACAACACGAAATGCGTTTAGTGGAATTACCCACAGATACTGGAGTAGATTGTCATAATGGCTACCTTAAAGTATTGGAATGGGTCTGCTTGGGTTGTTGCAACTCAAGGCGTTCAAGGACCACAAGGCGTTGCTGGTCCTACAGGACCAACTGGCCCTGCAGGTGGGCCAACAGGACCAACAGGCCCTGAAGGACCAACAGGTCCATCAGGTGGTCCTACTGGACCTACTGGTGCAGATGGACCAACTGGCCCAACAGGACCAATCGGTTCTGTAGGTGCAACAGGTGCACAAGGTCCAATAGGTGCAGATGGACCAACTGGCCCAATCGGACCAACAGGACCAACTGGTCCTATAGGACCAACAGGTGCTGCTTCTACTGTTACAGGACCAACTGGCCCTGCTTCAACTGTCCCAGGACCAACTGGACCAACTGGCCCTACAGGTGCACAAGGACCTGCAGGTGACACTGGTTTAGCAGGTGCTGCTGTTATCACCCACATTGTTTCTGTTGCTTCAGTATTGGGAACAAACTATTACTTTATTGACGGTGTTCAAAATCCTGCATTAAAGTTTTTGCCAGGAATTACATACGTATTTGACGTATCAAATGACACTGTAGATGGTCATCCGTTCTACATATCAACAACTCAAGATAATCCTGCAACTGCTTTAGGTTCTTCAGCAGGAGTTACTTACACAGTTGGCACTAACACTTATAACACCTACACAGACTATGCAACAGCCTGGTCTGCAGGTGCAACTACTCGTAGAGTTCAAGTTGTAGTCAAATACGACTACCCAACAACGACTTACTACAACTGCAACATTCACTCTAACATGGGAAATTCAATAACAAAGTTATAACAACGGAGCATAAATGAAAATTGCGGTATACACCATCGCATTAAACGAAGAACAATTTGTAGAATCTTGGTATAACTCAGCAAAAGAATCAGACTATCTTCTTATTGCAGATACTGGCTCTACTGACGGTACTGTTGAAAAAGCCAAGTCTTTAGGCATTAACGTTATAACAGTTAATATAAAACCATGGCGTTTTGATGATGCTCGTAACGCTTCTCTTGCTGCTATTCCCTTAGATATTGACTATTGCATTGCTTTGGATATGGATGAAGTTCTTGTTCCAGGGTGGAGGTCACACCTTGAATCTGTACCATCAACTGCTACAAGAATTCGTTATAAATACACATGGTCTTGGAATGAAGACGGTTCAGAAGGGTTAACTTACGGTGGAGATAAAATCCACACACGTAAAGGCTATAGGTGGAAACATCCTGTACACGAAGTACTTACCACGTACACCATTGACGAAGTTCAATATTGGGCTGGACTCGAAATCCATCATCACCCAGACAACACTAAATCTCGCAAACAATATTTCCCACTACTAGAACTGGCTACACAAGAAGACCCACACGATGACAGAAACGCTCATTACTTAGGTCGTGAGTATTACTACTGGGGCATGTGTGATAAAGCAAAAGCAGAACTACAGCGTCACCTTGCTCTCCCTAGAGCAACGTGGAACGTAGAACGTGCTGCATCCATGAGGTACATAGCAAAATGTTCTGAGGGCGATGAAAGACAAGAATGGCTGCATAAAGCCCACAACGAAGCACCTGACTCAAGAGAGCCTCTTGTTGATTTAGCGGAGTACTACTACGAACAAAAAATGTGGACGGCTTGTCGTACCGCAGCACTAAAAGCATTAGACATTAAAGAAAAACCATTGCAGTATTTGAATGAGCCTAAATCGTGGGGCTCTTTCCCTTACGATATGGCAGCAATAGCCTCATACCACTTAGGTTTGAAGGAAGATGCCCTGAAGTTTGGCGTAGAAGCGTCTAACATAGACCCTAAAGACGAACGTCTAAAGAAGAACGTAGACTTCTATAAGGAGATGTAATGCGAGGAAGTAAACTCCAAGGACGCTTTAACCTCGATTACGAGTCCAAGCGAATCTACGAGAGCATCAAAGAAGACCTTCAACACCCTGTAGGTGTAGACGTTGACTGGTTCCGTTGGTCAGAAGATTACATGACCGATAACAGAATAGATATTGTTGATGACATTTACGATGTGTCTAGTTCTATAACAAATAAGGGCCGTCGTTGGGCTTTGCCTTTTAATATGCCATGCGTGACTGCTCAGTTAGTCCGAGGCAGCAATGAAATGAATGAACGCGGTTTCTACATCGTAGATACCCTAAGAATTGTGCTAAATGTTGGAGATGTTCAAAGACTTTTGCCTGACATTCTAGTAAACCCTGACAAACACATCAAAGACCGTATCCTATACAGAGGAAACGTCTTTACCCCAACTCGCGTTTTACCTCGTGGACACTTTGGGTACTACTGGTCAGTAGTAACAATTGATTGCACTGAGGTTAATGCTGATGAGTTGGTAAATGACCCACAGTTTAAGCAATACGCACTTAAAGCCACTAAAGACTGGATTGAGCCAGACGAGTTAGGCTATGGTGCAGGACAGTTCGGAATGGAAGGATACGGTAGGTAACATGAACCAAGAACAATATGAAGCAGCAAAGGCTGTTCTTGAGGCAGAACTTGCAGAAGCCATAGATGAGCGTGAAAAAGAGCGTTTAACAAAAGCACTCGATGACATCGCTAAATTGGTTGTAACCGATGCCTCTGAATAAACCACGTCGTGGTGATTTAGATTGGGACGTTACTCTCAACGCTTCACTTGATTATTTAGACACCAAACCAATGCCAACTGGTCCTACGGGACCTGCTGGTGCAACAGGAGCAACTGGACCTGCTGGTGCAACAGGAGCAACTGGACCTGCTGGTGCAGCAGGAGCAACTGGACCAACAGGACCCGCTATGTCTTTTCCAAACCGTGTGTTGTATACACCAATTTGGTCTGGAACTGGGCTAACACAATCTTCTAACCTGGCTACAGGAAGTTACTTTGACTACGGTCAAATGGTGGTTGTTCAAATCACTGTTCCAATGACAAACGTTACTAACTTTGGTACTGGTGGATACTCAGTTACTCTTCCAAAACCATCTGCAGTTCATTCAGATGGTTGGGGTGGAACTATTCACGACACAAGCACAGGTAATTTTTACAGTTTAAAAGCACATTTAGAGGCGGAGTCAAACGTAGCCACTCTTTGGTACATAAGTGGGGCAGGTCAAGACGAAACTTTTGACCACAACAGCCCGTTTAATCTTGATACTACTGACTTATTCCACATCAACTTTGTTTATAATGCGATTGTTTCCTAATGGCAGAAAAAAAGAAACCTGTTAAATCAGAAAAGCCAGTAACTCTTGCAATTGGAGTTCCTGGTAAAAAGGCTCACGTTACTCACAAAGTATCAAAAAATAAAAAAGGTGATGTTGTAGTTGAGCACACTAATGTTAAGTTAGGAAAGTACGACAAAATCAACTTAACAAAAAAGGCTGGTGCTAAAAGTATTAGTCAAGGTGTAAAAGCAGTAAAGAACTACCACAAACAAACTCCGCATAGAAAGCAGGGTCGCTAATGGCAAAAACACTATCTAAGAATCCTTGCTGGGACGGGTACGTTCAAGTAGGTATGAAAAACAAAAATGGTAAGAAAGTTCCGAACTGTGTACCTGAAGGTTCTGGAAAAAAGAAAGTTGCCAAACCAAAGAAAGGTAAGAAATAATGTGTGCTACATGTGGCTGTATGCGTCCTAAGGACAAGCATGGCGAAAAGACTCTTGCTGCAGCAAACCGTAAGTTTGCAAAGAAAGACAAAGACAAGAAAGCCAAGTCCTCTAAAGCAAAGGGCAAAAAGTAATGGCATGTAAAGACAAGAACTGCAAGTGCACTTGCAAGGTATGCAAAGGAAAGTAAATGTCTAAGACTCCTTCATTTATGAAGGGCAAATACACCAAGTCCAAAGACGAAAAAATGGATGCCCGTTTAACCAAAAAGGCTGGTCTTGATAAGGAACAGAAAGAAGAGTTCGAAAAGAAGGACAAAGCCCATGGTCTTAAAAAGAAGCCCAAGACCATCTCTGAAGACCGTAAGGTAGATACCAAAATCATCAAAGGTATTAAGGCTAAAGAGAAGCGTCATGAAGCCCGTGAGGGTAAGAAGGGCGAGAAAGCCGAAGAGAAGCGAGAGCGTAAAAAGAAGTAAAAGTTAAGGCCACCTTCGGGTGGCTTTTTCTTTATCCTTGCATTAGTGATGACCATGCGGGAATCACTGCTTTACTTGCTGATTATTTGCTACCTGTAAGGGGAACTGCGGTATGTCTACACCATGGTATGAACAGATTACTGATATTCATAATGCCCATGAACGTGACGAATTCGTCAAAGGAATGTTTGGTCTAAGACCTCATAGTCAGCACACATTTATAGCGGGATTACTTGCTGGTTATCTAGGCACTAAGGCCCTCACCAAGACGATGAAGAAAAAGTCACGTTATGAAAACCGTTAACTTCCAAGAGGTACTAAAGCAAGCAGCAAAAGAAACCTCATTGGTTATGACTGCCCAACTAAGGGACGAGTGTATAGCCAGTGGCTGGTCAGAAAAAGTTGCCAATAGAATTCGCGTTGTTTACAAAGGCAACAAGTTTGTCGTTGATATTCCTGATTCCGTTAAGTCTGAAGCAGACAATTTTGAGTACGGAACCCCTACCTCTCAACCTACGGCTGCCATCCGTCGTTTTGGCAACCGTCTAGAAGATTCTGAAAAGTTTTTGTTGCGGAGAGCAAAGCAACTAACAGGAGGTGCTCTATGAGTCTAGGTCCTTTGTTCTTAGCAGAAGACAAGGCTTTGCGAGAACTCCTAAAGGGCATGACAGTTCTTGACCAAAGAGCCAATGCTGAGGGAACCCCTCGTCCTGTTGGC